TAGCTAATGCTTGAACCACATTCTCTACTACTGATCCACCCCAAATATTTACAACGCCACGCCTAGAAGAATATATGTATGACTCTCTATCTGATTCTGTGTCTCTTCTTAGCTCAGGATAGTAAATATACAAACCATTAGGTAATTTTAACCCATCTTTAGTTACTAATATACACTTATGTTTGTCAAGATAATAAGGTTGTTTGTCTTTCCAGTGTGCCATATTGCGTAAAGCTAAATCACATCTTTCCCACAGCTGAATAACTTTATTGTTTACATCTCTATAAACTCTGACTAATCTTTTACATTCTTCGTCTGAAAGGTCAGCACCGGGTGGGGAGGTTTTCAAAGTATGTTGTAGCTTTGACCACCCAGTACCGTAACCTAAACCTAGAGTACAGGTTTTACCAACAAATCGTTCTGTCTTGTTTCGTTTATCTATCTTTCTGTTGTAGACTTTACTTGCAAACTCAGAGTAAACATCCTGTCCGTTTCTATATAATTTAACGATGTTCTCTTGTCCTGCTAACCATACAAGTATTCTAGCCTCAATTTGTGAGGAGTCGCAGTTTATTATGATATGTCCTTTTGGTGGTAATACGGCGTTCTTCAAGGCTTTCTTCTTTGCGTCACGACTTGGTAAGTTTTGGAAGTTAACCTTATCTGAACCTGACCATCTTCCTGTATGAGCCCCATAATATTTTAATGGGATAGGTAGTCTACCCTTGTTACGCACAGCAATATCTAAGAATCTCTCTATCCTTGACTCTTCTATTGTAGACTTTGTACCAAGTCTCACTGCACACAGTTCTTGTATAAAAGGATTCTCGTGTTCTTGTAGTTCTATAAACCCAACGTCATTCTTTGCTAAAGCATATGTTTCTTTATTAGTAGTCGGGCTAATCTTTGTAGGTACTTCAACCCCAAGTTCTTCCAACAACTCAGCAAACTGTTTGTTGCTAGCCAACTTCTTGCGTACACATTCTTCGTCTTCACATTCTAATCTGTTCATCAGACCAGCTAATAAATTTTGTTTTTCTTCTTGTACTTCTTCTAATCTATTAATTAGTATTGCATCATCTAGTCTAAGCGTAGGCTCGGTATACATTCTTAATGTAATGTCTATAAGTTTTAGTTCATCAATAGGAAATGTCTTAGATAATATTTTAAATAAGTCATAGGTTAGTTTGACATCGTTTTTACAGTATTGACCATACTGATGTAGTTCATGGTCTGCAAAGTCTTCTAGTCGTTTACCTTTAGCGTCCAGAACTTCAGTACCTTTCTGTCCTATGTTATATCGTTCAGCGAGGGCTTTCAAGCTACCGCCAGCATTAACACCGTGTATTGCACGAGCCATAGATAAGGTATCGAGGTAAGCGAAGGGAACAATGTTAAATATCCATGATAGTATTGCACCATCAAACATTGTGTTATGGCAGAGTAACATTGAGTTACTCCAGTCTATCTTATCCAGTTCTAGTTTGAGTTCGTCATGCGATCCAGTGAACCATTTTGTTTGTCCTTCGTCTATCTTAAGTGCATACCCGATGACTTGGAATCTATCATCTTTTATATACTCTTCTGTTGTTAATCTAGATAGACTAAACCCTGTGTCGTAAAAAGTCTCGAAGTCGAGAGTTACTATTTTCATCATTGCATTTTTTTTCTAATTTGTTTATTTTTATTATGTATATATTCATGAACTTCTTTAAATACCTTTTCCGTTTTTTCTGCTCCCCAACTTATAGGGATTGAAATTTGAGCTGTAGTGTCTGTTCCGACTATTATAACTTCTGATTCTAATTCTAGTCTTTCTAATGCTTCTTTAAACGATTCTATAAATTCATCATTTGTCATTTTTGCTCTCTTTCTCTGCTTTGCAGTATCCATGTCCTTCAAACGTAAAGCCACACCACCACTTTTTCTTGTCATAGTATTTAGCGTCGTTTTTGCATTTATTGCATTTATTCCCTGTTGTTTTTAGAATAGCCATGTACCTATATATACTAACAAGACAATAATTCCTATTGCATATGCTTTAGTAGTTTCTTTCATATTAAATTCATTAGATTTAAGTTCATAATATTGCTTATACCCTAACGCTTCTCGTAGTGTTCTTGGTGTTAATTGAATTGCATTGTGCGGTTGAAAAAATCTATATCCTTGTTTAAGATTCTTTTCCCATATCTTTATTGTTTTTTTGCTGACGTTCATACTCTCTCCTATCTTTCTTAATTTGTTTAATTCTTTTTTGTCGTTCTTCATTTGTTAAATACATCCAGTTAGATAAATCTTCATAAGTGCGAAAGCAACTAATACATCTAGGTTCACCATTAATCTCTTCGTATCTACATATCTCTACGCATGGACTAACTATGCCTCTCTTGTTCATCCCTACACTCAATGCTACACCATCTCCGTTTGTCTTTTACAGGCTCTCCGCACCAAATGCACTCACCTGTGTCGTTTTCTTTTATTTTTGTGTTAATAGTCCTCATAGTCAAAGCCATAGCTTTTTCCATTTGGTCGTTTGCTTTATCTATTTCATCAGCCACTTAATCTACCTAATTGTCTCATCCAAGATGTATTTCTGCTCGTTGTTCTTTTCTTTGGAGGTAATTTAATATCACCGTTTGCTTCCATTTCATTTAATATTGTAGATTTATAACCAGTCCACTCTGTAATCTTCTGTCGTGTAGCATTTGGGTACTTTGCTTGTACTTCCTTTACTCTAGCTACTTTCTCTTCATATGTGAAACCTCGTTTGTATGCAGGTACTTTTGTTATTGTTCGTTCAGTTAATGCTGTTTCCCATTTTGTTCTTTTGCTCAAAATAAACACTCTCCTACTTCGTTTAATAATTTATTATATGGTGATTCTTTCTTTGGAGTGTCAAGTTTTACTATTTTAAGTGTTGGATGTTTATCACTATACCACTTAGCCTGTTCCCTTGTCCACCTGTATTTATGTAATAAATAATCACCTTCATATACTGCATGAGTAAAATCATTTCCAGTATGCATAAGTAGATCCTTTATGCTGATCTATATTTAATGATATAGTATTATTATCTAAGCATCCATGTTCACAATGAAAAAATAATTGCATGCCGTCACGTCGTGAAGATGGATTTTCAGTTTCTTCATTTTTAATTTTTTGTACTGTTGAAAAACCTGTTTCAGAATCTACAGTTATTCTAATTATTTCCTCTTCATCTTCTTTTCTACAATAATGAATGGTTCTTTTTAAATGCATCCCATTATATTCTCCACACTTGGGACAACAAATATTAGAATTATTTAGGAAATAATCATCTTTAATTTTTAAGTTATAAGTATTACTAGTCATCGCAAGTTCCGCCAACGCAATATTTTTTATTAAGTATTTCATCAGCGAGATCTTCACTTACCATCTTACGTTCTTCTTCTTCTATTTCGTGTTCAAGATGTTCAATGAAGGCTTTGTTTTTAATCAATAAATTTAATTCATCAATGATGTCTTGTGCTTCTTCTGCATGTTCGTCACCGATACTGTGCTTATTTAAAACATCAACGTGGTTCTCAAGAAGTTTCTTTACTCGTATAAAAATATCATCACTCATTTGCTTTCTCCTCTAAAAAAGATTTAAGTTCTGTTGCATACCATATGATCTTACCCACATCGTTTATCATATCTTCGTCATGTCCTTTGTAGCCTAACCGAGTAGTGTATTTAAGAATAGTGCCACGCAAATAGCCTATATATTCTTCCGTAGTTAGTTTAGATTTTATGACTTTAATTGTTTCAATGCCTTTCTTGTAGTGTGGGGGGTGATTGACTATGTCTATCTGTTCGCCATTTGGCGAATCATTATTTAGTGGGTTCATTATCTTCCTTTCCAAATATTTGTCTACCCGTGATATAAAACTCTAGCATATTGATATTTGTTTCGTCAATAACTAATGATGTACCTCCATTGATACTGATTTCTCTCAGATGTTTTTGTTGAAGTGCAGTGGGTTTATTTCCGTTTGCTTTGCATTCGATTCCCACAAACTTACCTTTGTAGCACGCTATTACATCGGGCACTCCGCTAGCACCATACCCTCCCGTT